TTGACAATGTGCTTGTCAGGTAGTGATTGTGCTGACTTTACAGGATCAGGGTCAGTTACAAAGATGTTCATTTAGATTCTTCTATCGCTTCCTTCATTATAGTCTTTAATTGTCGTACTTGTCTCTTATTGAAACAATCTGTACCAAACTTATTGTCGATCCACTTCTTACCATAATAGAATACAAATAAACACATCATCAAGGCGATACCATCACCCCAAGATAGGTTCCAAGCCCATTGAAAAAAGTTCCACATTAGCGATCTCCCTTTCTACGGTTTTCAGATTTTTCTACAGTGAACTCTTTACCTTCATAACGCATCGCAAGTTTCAAAGTGTTACGAATAAAGACCTCATCCATACGAACTCCTAATGCCATACACGCTTGTGCAGCATACCACATAATGTCACCTAATTCTAGGATTAGATGTTCTTTGTTATCTTCGTTGTATGGTTTACCTTGGAACTTGATCTTCTTAACGATCTCCATAAACTCACCTGCTTCAGCAACTAAACCTGATGCAGCAGTGTCAAGACGTGCGATGTTGCAACCTGCTGTCTTTAGATCTTCATACCTTTCAATTAGTTTGTCAAAATCTTTTGATGGATCTGAAGTAACACCATCAACAAAACTGAGATAGTTATCTAGATCGACTTCGATCTTACCAGTCTGTCCTGTCTTTGCTGCTTCTTCTGCTTGTTTATATTTCTTTTCCTTTAATTTCTTACCAGCAGGTGTAGTTGGTTCATTACCAAATCCTTTAGGAAGACCTTCTGGTAGTGGTACCTTGGTCTTTTTAACTTGTTCATCAAGATCTTCTGACTGCTCTGGTAGAGATGCTTGTTTTGGTAACTCAACTTTGTTTACATCTTGCAAACTTTCCAAGACCTCATTAAGATCTTTCTTTTTTTCTGTCATACTTTGAAGTCAGTAAATTTTGTAGTCATATCTGGTAGGGCAACCACGTCATCCTGATCATCAGTTTGATTCGAATCGACAAGAGTACCCTGTTCCTTACAATCATACAGACGCATCTTGTTTCTGTCAAGACCAAGTGTGAATCTCTTATTCATTGTAGGGTCGTTATATCTATTCTTCAATTGCTTCACCATAATCTGATTCATCTCTTCTAATTCTTCAGTAGAAATGAGAGCAAACATAAGGTCGGCAGTAGCGGGAAGACCGAATGACTCAGAGGTATCTGTAAGATCAACGTCACTGCTACCAAAGCCACTACGAGTGGTTTGAGTCGCAGAAACGATTGGTACATCTGCTTCAACTGCCAGTCCACGTAACTCTTCCGCAATTGCTTTGACGTAGGTATATGAATTGACAATCGCACCTTTATACCTTGCTGACGCACAGATATTTAGATAGTCGATGTATATAATGTCAGGAATAAAAGACTTTTTGATTGCTAGTTCTTGAAGCAATGATTTGAAGTGTCCTACGTGTGCTGATGCTGTTGGATATTCTTTTACAATCAATCTACCTGTAGTCTTATTCTTTACCTTCTCCACCTTACTATCAAACATAACTTTAGGAAGTTTATCTAACTGTCTGCAATCTACATTGAGAAGATTCGCATCAATCCTTTCAGCAATCTTTTCTTCTGCCATCTCCATAGTGATGTACAGAACATTCTTACCGATCGTAAGATTACTAGCAGCACAATGACACATAAACAAAGACTTACCCACCCCAGTACCTGCAAGAGCAACGTTGAGAGTCTTACTAGGAAGACCACCCTTTGTAATCCTGTTGAAGAATTCCAAGTCGAAAGGAATCTTATCCTCACGCTTGTGGTAGAAGGCGAATCTATCGTCTGCGTTATCAAAATAATCGTGACCTACTGAATTATCGAAACTAACACTTAGTGCATTACTTAAGATAGATGGAATTGCATCACGAGTTTGTTTATCATCACCACCATCTGCGATCTGAATTGATTCAAGTAATGCAATATAGATTGCACGATCACGACACCACTTCTCTGTTGTATCAACTAACCATTCTGATTCGTGTGGTTCTTCATTCATATTATTAAGAAGAACCTGTATGTCTGTGAAACTTGTACCAGTCAAATCCTTACGACCTTCCACCTCAATGCTTAAGGCTTCTTTGGTTGGAAGATTATCGTATGAAACAAAGTATTTATTTAATTCTTCAAATATAATTTTGTTATTAGGATCTTCAAAGTACTCTGCTCTTAAATGAGGTAAAACTTTACGTGTGTAATCAATGCTGAATACAAGAGTATTAACAACTAGATGCTCAATTGATTCAGACATAGTGACAATAGGTTCCGATTAAATATTTGTCGTTAGAAATAGTTGGTTCCCCTGAGTGGGGAAAGCACCACAACGGAGGGAATATAAGAAGTCTACATTGCTTAGGTTCGATTGTCAATCCATCAAACTTAGTCTCACCTCCTTCTGTCACATCATTTAGATACCAGAATAATGTTAGAAAACGTTTGGCACTCATATGATCAGCAACGTCAACGTGCTTCTCAAATCTATCATCAGTATCTTTACGATACTTTTTCATTCTAAACTGCTCTAATGAACTACGCTTTGGGAAGAATGATCTACAACCACTCTCATCCATATACTGTTGAGCAAAGTTGTGAGCAGATTCTATAAGGGCATTTTGAATAATGTCCCAGTCTTTATTCTTTTCCTTTTCTAAAAATTCTGTGATATTAAACTGAGTGAACTGGGGACATCCCTGTCGATCCCAGTTCTCTAAGTTCTTTTGCTCCTCAAATAGTTTGATAGCGTGTACACAAACTTCTTTGGGGATGGTGTTGTCGTAAAACCTTATGTAATCTTTAAGTTCCATATGCAAATTCTTTTTTGGCACATTCATCTAATGCTTGCATTACTTCTTTTGTGAAATACTTATCTGGATCCTTAAGCATTGCAGAAGGATATACAGAACTATCACCAACAACGATACGATTTCCTTTACGCTCAAATACTCCATACTTTTCTCCTAATTCTAATAGACCATAGTAGGGATCTAATCCTCTTTCATCAAAGAATAACCTAGTAGCAATCTTTGCATTTTCTTTTGTGAATCTACTCTTCTTGGTTTCACATTTAATAATGTTACCAATAACATCCTTACCATCTTTCTCTTTAGATTTACTAAGGAATATGATAGTTGATGCTGCGTATTTTAATCCACTTCCACCACCCATTTCTTTCGTAGGCATATAAGCACCCACTACATCATATGTATGGTTGGTCACGATCAAAGGGATGTTTGCCTTACCAAGTTTAAGTGTAAGAACTCTGAAGATAGACTTGACAATTTGTGCACGAGTCATATCTCTAGTCTCTTTACCTGCTTCACTATCTTCAATCTCTTTTGTAGTAGAAAGCATACCAAGACTATCAAGAACAAACATAACAGGTCGTCTGTCTTCTTCTTTGATCTTAAGAATATTGTCAGCAACAACTAATGCTTGTTGACGGAACTGTTGTACAGTAACAACAGGCATCATAACGACACGTTTAGTATCAACACCACGATCCTCTAGCATATCCTTAGAGACAGCAGACTCAGATTCAAAAAAGAAAACACCTGCTTCTGGATGTGTGTTGAGGAAGTGTTTCATTACCGATATCGTAAAGAACGTCTTACCTGTCGAACTTTCTCCTGCAAGTGCTGTAATCTTGTTTGAAGGAAGACCGCCAAAGATACTACCAGACACAAGAGCATTAAAAATATAGCTACCAGTGTCAATAAAATTAGATATATCACCAGCAGCAATGCCGTCACTAGCGAGCGAAGCGTATTCATTATCAATAGTGGAAATAATGTCAGTAAGGTATGAACTTGTCATAGTCATAGGAAAAAATCTTCTAGGGTTGCAATTTTCTCTGCCTTCCAATTGATCGTATCAAGGATTACTTGTAAGGGATCAAGGAAACTCTTCTTAAATTGTAGATCAAGATCGAGTGATTTGTCAAGTCCAAATTCTTTAGGCAAAGTTTGAAAGAAAGAGACTACGTTTTCACTTATTCGGTTCGGTGTCCTGAGATAAATGAATTTAACTTTCTCGCCCTCCTGTATGAGGGGATACTTATGTTGTAACTTTTTTTGTTTAATGTGGAAATTATATAGTAAAGCTCCACGTACGTGAATCGGAGTACCTTTAACATAAATTTGTGATGAACCACTAAACTTAGCGAGGTTATTACAACCTCTAGGGAAAGCAATGTCTTCAGGAGGCAACGCTTCAAAATTCTTTCTAAAGTTCGCAATGTATTCTTGGACATCTTTCTCATTACCGTTCATAATCACATTCAATGCTTCCTTAATCGCTACACGACAGGATGCAGGTGTGGAGGACTTAACTGCTTCGATACCCATCATCTTTAGTTTAGGTTCAGCATACTGAACACCTTCACTATTCCATACATTGAGAATGTATCTCTTCTTAGCAGTCCAAATGCCTTTGTTAGCGATGTTCTCTCGCTTCATAAACATTTTCTGCTCGTATGCATTTACAAAGGTTGCCAGTTCTTCATAAGAATTCGTAATATACTTTTCAAATTCCACATCACACACCTTTTCAAGGAACCTGAGAATGCTTTTATCGCTTGTCTCTCTGCCCTTGAATACAGTTTCAACCAAAGGACCCAAATTAAGATAAATGGAATCGGTATCAGAAGCAATAACATAATCAATCTCCTCAGTTTTTAAAATTTTGTTAATGTAAGAATTCATCTTGTTCTCAATCCAACGGATCGAGACTTGACCTGACAATGTAATTGCTTCAGCATTAGTTACATTATAGTATCTAAAATACTGATTGCCAACAGCACCATAGGCAGAGTTCAATTGAATCTTACGTGCCATCTGGATATTATTAAATGCAGATATATCATCTTGCAGTTTCTCATCACCAGTCTTTTCGTACTGTTTCTTAGCAGAGATCATCTTCTTCTTATAGATGACACGATCATCATAGATCTTCTGCATCATCTCAGGCAAGAACCCTTTTATATCTTTGCGGTATTGGGCTCCGTTGGCACACACAGCACTGTTCCCTCCGATGGAAATAGTTTGGGTGAGCAATCCTTCAACACTGGCGGTTGGATGTCGTCTCTCTTCAAGGGTTTCTGGAGAGATGTTATATTGCATAATGAGATGAGGATACAGACTGTTGAGATCGAAAGACACCACCCAGTCATAGAGACCTGGCTTAGGTTCTTTAACATACGCACCAGCATACTTTTCATCTTTTCTAGATTCTTGTCTTGGAGGGACACAGATCTTACGCTCCTTTAAGTAATTGTAGATGAGAGTATCCCACATACGAACTTGGGAATACACATCTTGGAAGTTAACCTTGGCATCATATGCCATAACAACTGCTAGTTCAAGCAGTTTCATCTTCTTCTCTAGTCGATCAACCAGTTCAACGTCGTGGATGTTGTACTTAACAAACTTATTCCAGTCATTAGTATAGAACGCTTTGAAGTTCTCATACTCTGAGTGATCAAGTTTTGCTTCGCCCAACTCAACAGTAGCGATATGATCTAATCGATAGGACTCCTGATTAGTATAAGTAAACTTCCTATACAGATCAAGATAGTCTAAGATTGAAACACCAAGTATATCATATGAAAGATTCCTACGTCCTTGGATATAGATCTCTCTCATATTAACTCGGTTCCAAGGTGACAAACTTTTTTGAAACTTCTCACCAAGTTGACTCTCGATTCTCCTACAAATATAAGGTATATCATATAGGTTACAGTTCCATCCTGTCACAATGTCAGGTGTATTCTGTACCCACCACTTATGGAAAGCACCGAGCATATCTTGCTCGTTGTTATAGAGACGATAGTCAGTTCCACCACCTTCATACTCACGAGTTCCCCAAGTAATAAACTTACCTGTAGCAAAATCCTTGATAGTAATACAGAGCATTCTTTCTGCTGCTGCATCTACATCAGGGAATCCATTCTCACACTCAACCTCGATATCAATAGTATAGATTCTCATCAGATCCATATTGGCACGCATCTCTTGAGGATACTTTTCTGATATCCACTGATATACGAACCTCTCGTATCCGTGTACTGCGAATCCTTCTACATCTTTATACTTTTCAATAAACTCTCTAGCACGTTTGGCACCATCCTGTTTGACAGGTGCCATAGGTTTACCTTCGAGAGTCTTCCACTTACCTTTAGGTGAGGGAACGTATAAGGTTGGTTTGATTATATCTTTATATGCTACAGGTTCTCCATCCTCGTATCCACGACAAAGAATGGAGTCACCCAACAGGGTCACGTTTGTATAGATTGAACTCAAAGTGCCTTTTTGTAATTGGTCACGGTGTCTTCCGATGGATCCACTATAGTCAAAACAACGTCAGATGTCAAGAAGATATCCCTCTGATCTGTATACAGAGGATACTTGTCGAAAGATCCTTCATTTATTTTGAAGACATTTTGTATAAGGTAACTTGGTTCTTCGTCCAGTTCTGTTACCTCACCCATCAAGTGACTGTGGTCTTTCAGCACTACTATTTTCAACGGATTCATTGTGATGTACCTTTGTTAGATGTTCCCATTTACTCAATACCTCTGGATGTGGACTGTAGATTGTTGATACAGTTCCAAGTGTAACGAGGGTTGAGTTGTTTTGTGACAAAGGAATCCAAGGGAACAGTTCCAGATTCAAGTCATTAATTTTCTGAGGAGAGTCAGTAGTACCTTCTTCAAATAACATCTCAGCAGTAGCATTTAATGTTACTTGATATGGATTTGTTAGTACATAACCGATAGGTTGATAAGATTTCTCGTCAGGATAAGCTTCCTTTACGTCAGCTATCACGTCCTCTCCGTTGAGAAGTCTTACGATTTTTGCGGTCATAGTTTTTATCCATTAATTGATAGTATACACCACGAACGATCTCTCCGAAAGATCTACGTGCAGTTATGTTCTTTTCATCAGCAAGTGTCCGTGCTAAGTAAAGAACTTCTTCAACATTTTCTTTTGGCACATCCAGAGTAATACTTTCAAACTCTTTGGTATGCCTAGGAACACAGTTAAAATAGTGGTTCATAATAATCCAAATAAAAAAGAGACCTGTCGGTCTCTTCTGTTGTACATTATATATGTTACCAATCATCGTCACTTGTTTGTGACTCCACCCACTCAGCATTGTTTCTACAGTATGCATCAGCATCTATTTCCATATGCCAGTGGGTGATGGTATGAAGTGTCTGTATTACAAACATCATACCGAGTATGATAACAGGTCCTGCCCACAATGGGTGCATCATCACCTCATTTGCTTTTTTCATTCGGTTTTTTCTTTCTTTTAATATCTGCGATAGCTTTCTTTATCACAGTAAAAGGAGTGTTAAGTAATTTCATAAACTTTCCTCTGTTGTGCTTCTGGAACGATTCTTTCCAGAGATATTGTCAGCAATCCGTTACAAAATGTAACACTAGAGACTTCCACATCTTCTGATAGGTTAAAAATCCTATCAAATGATCTTGCTGCTAGTCCTCGGTGTAGAAACTCATCGTTTCCTTCACTTGGTCTTTCTTTCTTTGACTTTATATGTAGTTGCTTTTCTTTGGTAGATACTTCTACCTCTTCTTTGCTCCAACCTGCTAAACCTAGTTCGATCTTCCACTCATTATCATTGAGTTTTTGGATGTTGTACGGAGGATAAGAACTGCTCTGGGGGTTTAGACCGAAAGCGTGTAATCTTGTAAATGTGTCATCTAATCCGACACTATATTTGTTGATTGCGTCAACAAGTACGTCCATATCTTTGGACGCAAAACGTGATAGTCCTGGCATAATAGTTCTCCTTATAAAGCGAGATGTAATTTGTAGTCCCCGAAGGCGACCAACTATATTTAGCGTAGGTAGTACAAATATACAAGTACGGTTGAGGTAGAAATGTCCGTATTATTACTTATTTTGACTAAATAAATTGCTAAATAGCTTTAAGAAAAAAGGGCACTTAAAATGAAATCCTATCTCCCCTTTGTTATGCTTATATCTTTGACTGCACCAGGAATTGCACGTGCAGATTTGACACATCGCCTCACAAGTAGTGTCCAACTACAAGTAGATGCAGGTTATACTTCCGTGTCACGAGCTGGAAACTCGTATAGCACCAGTGGATCTGGTGTCACCACAACTATTACACCGACAGGTGGTAGTGCTGCAAGTAACTTAGGTGGTATCTCAGCAGTCAGTGCAACAGGTGTTGCTACTTTTGCATTACCTGATGCAGTACAGACTACTCAAGGTAATTCATATTCATATACACAGAACATAACAACTGGCGACGCTATCGTAACTACTGCTGCTGATGTAGGTGATGTAAACGGTTACAGTAACACAATTTCAACAGCACCTGGTTCAAAAGATACCTTGGCTGGAACCATTAGTACTGCTGGAGCGATGGCTCTAACAGCTGGTGGAAGTGGTACCTCAGCTACTGGACAGTTTGTCACTGAAATCACAATCCGATAAAAACCTTATATATAATGAAACGCATAGGAATCCTATTAATATGCTTTCTAGGGATACCACTGAGAACCCTTGCGGTGCCTGTGGTCCCTAATTTTCAGCAAGGCTCTATGACGAGCCATACGGAAACTGAAAGTACAATAACGGAGACCATAAATTCAATTGATTATCGTACAGGATGGGAATACAGCGTGACAGGGGTAGGAATAAAAAACAATGGGCAACCATTGAATCCCCCAGTGAATACATCAACAGTAACAGTGAACCCCACAGTGGGGTCAGGAGATTCAGCCGTAACTGGAACGGTAACAAGTTCATTCGACAACTTAGACTTCTCTGCACAAAACAGTTTCACAATAAACAATCCAGGCGAAGCATTTCAATTTACCCAGAGCTATCAAGGAGCTGGGATGACGAATCAAACAATAATTCAAAGAGTAACAACTATAGAGTCCGTCACAGATACAACAAGTACATTTACCCAGTAATAGCAACGCTTCTCAGCGTTCAATCTGTACCTTTAAGAGCAGAAGGTGTGGGTGGTGTGTCTGCTACTGCAAATCCAATCGCGAATAGTTCAGGCTCAGTAACCAACCAGGCAATACAGGTTTTACAAGGTCCTTATATCACTAACACCTATGGTGGTGGTGTGCAATGTCAAGGTGCAACGTTCAACCTTACACCATACTTACAGTTCAGTGATTCACGTAAAGATCCTTGGGAAGATTTCTTTCAAGATCCACAATATAATTTGTCAGACTTTAGTGGTAGAACTATTAAACAACAAGTGACAGTAAAAAACTACCCTTGGGAGACTTGGTATGATACTAGAACCAAGGCAGACGGTAGTAGGTGGTTTGAAGATGGTGCTGATATAGTTATTGAACAGGATGTAGATACAGGTGATGGTATACCTGATCAAACTACCAATGGAGTTCTCGATCCTATCTGGTACAAACCTGTACGTACTGATATGAAGGCGAATCAAAACTTTAACGTAGGTCTATCTGCAACTCTATCCATACCACTTGATAAAAAACTAGGAGAACAATGTAAACAAGCAGCAGATGCACAGATTGCAGCAGTTATACAAGGCACTGCTAACAAGCGATTAGACTTTGAGATCGCGAGACTTAAAAACTGCGGGGAATTAATGAAAGCTGGTATATTTTTCCATCCAAAGTCACCTTATCACGCAGTCTGTGCTGATGTCGTGGTAACTGCACCAGGTGGTACGGTTCAACCACATTCACATAGCATACCTAAACCTGAATATCAGAATCCTATTTCATCCGACGGGACGGCTTCAGATCTGGGAGTCCTTTCGATTGGCGATATTGATTTGAAATAATTTGTGAACGTGTTGGTTTGTTATCCACCTTACCTAATTTCTTTTTAACAGCAGTCATTCCCTTCTTAATAGCAGGTTTCACAACCCTTAGCAGTAAATCTGCTAGGGGTTTTGCTAATAGGGCTGATGTTGTTGCGACTGTAGCTATGACTGCTGTAGAAGATATTACAGGTGCAGTTGGGATAAACTGTTCGACTGGTGGAATATCCTCCCACAATGTAATACAGATAGTCTCCTCTGGATTTAACTTATAACCTGTCACACGCTCTGTACCTGCCTGATTTGCGTCTCCAATGCGTCTTGCATTAAGAGGAGGACATTCTACTTCTTTCGTCTCATTCGGTGTCTGAGGTGTTTCTGGAGGGGGTGGTGTATCTAGAGGGTCTGGATCTCCTGTATCAATACCTTCTGCTTCTTCTTGTTCAACCTGTATAGTTTGCCAACTTAAACCACCTGCATCGTAGTTAGGTGGTTCATAGTATGGCATACCAGCATCACACAAAGTGACATTACCTTTCGGATCATTATCTACTAACTGTTTGTTGGGATTATCTTTTAAATTTTCTTTATGTACCTTGACACAACCAGGCATATAAACAATAGGAGTTCCTATAAGTTGTGTTACTGGTATATCTGGTGTATTAGTAATAGGAGGTACATACATCCACGTTCTTATATCATACAATGGGCGAACTTGAACGAACCTAACACCACTATTAATATTTGGCTGGTAAATATTTGGTATAGATCTTAAAGAATTCACACCACTGTATATTTGTGGTATATAAATTTCACTCATCGTTATAAGAGATGCTGATATTATCTAGCCCTTTTACCTCGCTAGGTTCTACTTTTATCTCTGGAGCAAATTGTTTTTTCTCCTCCTCTTCCCATTCTTCTACAATCTGTTTTGCTTGACGATCCACGTCACGCATAGTGTTATCAACTTTTAGTTTGAACCACCACTCCTTTACCCATTCCAATAATCCTTTATATAAATGTCTCAAGTATGGGTTCTTTTGTTTAAATATCCACTTATCTACTTTCTGATACCACGTAACTTCTCCTTTACCTGGTAGTATTTCCTTGAACCTGTGAACCATTTGGTACCTCCAATCTATAATCGTTCGGCACCTTAATACCATTAACTCCACCTGTTGTAGTAGAGAAACCTTTAAGTTGCCGATACACTTCTTCCGAAATTATAATTCTCAATTCATTTCTTTCTGCTTCAATCCTTTTTTCAGGACCTCCTTGCATTTTATCTAACTGATGTTGAACACCAACAGTCGCACCAGTACCTACTACGGCTGCTGCGGTAACACCTGTTGTTATCTTTTGTAGATCCATTAGAACTGTGGAATACCAAACCCTTCGCCAACAGGAGGTGCCATAGGTTCTGCTTGTGGTGTGGTTGGCAAATCTATTGCTCCACTAAGTCCACCAAGTCCAGCTCCACTAAGTCCACCAGGTAATACTGATTCCATTACCTTACCCTTGACGCTCTCGATAATTGCATCCTTGCGTATGAATACATAGCCAGCAACACCAACGACGGTGAGAGATACAACACCACTAAGTACAGCGATTCCATTGATTAGTTTTTGCATAATGTTTTCCTTTCGGTAATTTATTTAGTAGTTGAAGAACTGCTCTTCACAATATTCTTCACGATAGTTATCTAATTTACGTATAATCTTATCCATCTTCAAGACACTAGAAGCATCACGACGTTGTTGCTCTAGGCAAGCTTCTCGTAATGTTTCTATATCATTATTATTAAACCGCATCGGATTAACATTCCTTATTTAAACCTTCTGCCATATTTCCACCGATGTCAGAACCTTGTTCTCCACCGAACATTGCTACCCAACCAGCAGCCACCCAACCAATAAAAGGAATACCAGTGAGAGCTGGAGCAGCAGCAGCACCAACGCTAGTCCCAACCAAGCGACCAGTTCCTTTTGCTGCACCGATTGCTTCGATACAAGCTTCACTTTTTCGTGTTTTTGATATCTCCTCTGCTTGATACTGAGTCAAACCAGGTGGTGCATCTATCCAAGACCTTGTATTTGATACAGGTCCGCCTTGGTTAGTCTTACCATCCATAAAGTATTCTTCAGCAACCTTCTGTGTGTTGTTAGACAGTCCTAGGAAACCACCTTTGGTTTTTATATCCTTGGTAATATATGCAGTCTTGGGATCGTTAGCTTGATAGCTTAACTGATAACCATCCTTACTTACTTTTGCAGCGTAAGAGGTATAGTCCCCTACTGGTACATTAATACTTGGTAGTTTATTCTCGTTCCTAGCACTGCTGACGAGCATACCTATCATTCCAATGTGTGAGACAGCAACTATGCTACCTACAACTCCAATGGAAATCCATTTCCATTTACTTTCCATTTACTTAGTCTCAGGTTTAATACTTATTGGTGCTTGTTCGATACGAATGGTTTGTGCAGGTGCAGTTTGTGCTGCTGCTGCAATCAACTTCTCCATATCAGATTTGCTTATGCCACCACCTCCACCACCGCCATTCTGTGCACCCTTTTTGGATGTCTGAACGCCAAAGGTAGCTAAAACTCCTGTAAAAACCGAAGCTATGAAAGTCGGATCCAGGTCTTGTTTAGGCATACGAAGTGCCGATGGCAACTCCACGTACGCTAATGTTAAGATCGCACCACTCCAGCACAAAATACCAAGTCTCACAAAAGTAGACAATATTGCCATCTGTTCCTCCTTGTCCTCTGCTGCGTCTTTCAACTTAGCAAATAAACCAGGTTTCTTAGGTGGTTCTTCCTTCAAAGTTTCCTTCTTGGGTTCTTCTTTTGCTGCCATAGTATATTATGAATCTATTACTATATAGCTACTCTTCACCTACTACTTTTTTCTTACCAATATTATACTTAGATTCTAAATTCCATTCACCTTTCTCCTTGTAGGATATAACTTTGATTTGATTTAATGGAGCAAGTTCTCCCAACTTACTTTCAGTAACGATCTCAATCAATCCCCAATCAGATAATAATTTTGTAATCCTATTCCTTCTCTCTACATCATTCGTAGTAATGTTTGCGTGTTTTCCATCCAAAGCGAAGAGTTCTTTGAAGTGGACGATATAATACTTTCCTTTCTTATGCAGTATGTGACACGATTGAAATAACTTTTTCTCCTTTCTTGAAGCTACACCAATACGAGTTAGTGTTTCTCTTACCTTTAAGAAGTCATCAGGTTGTCGTAAAGAAACCTCGACCATAATATCGGTAGACCAAGATACCTCTTGCTCTTCACTCATTTCATTCCTCCAGTATTTAATTTAGATTTGATCAACTCAATCTGATCTTTAGTCAGAATTCGTAAAGCATCCCGAGCTTTGTCATCATTGTACTTGAAGTATTTCTTGATGAGATCAAGGTCTTGAACCTTGTCTTTCTTTTGCCAAGGAGAGAAACGACGTTTCTTTCTCAGACTATTTAGATAAAACGAATATTGCATATCCTTATCAATGTGATGATTCACGTTCATCTCATTAGAGTATATAATTGTATCGATAAAAGCGGATAAACATTTGTTTATAACATAAGGTGGATACTGTCTCATCCAATCCTCACCACGTTCAGCAATGTTCTCCTTTGTCCAGTTAATACTGTTAAGGTAATCAGTTAAAGGGTAGTTGTGCTTGCTCATAATTTGTGATTAGTAGTTCTTTACGTTTGGATTGATCGAGGTTATAAGATCCAGTTGACCTCATAGTATATGTTAAATCCCATTCTTGCATAGTGTGACCATCAAACAAGTTTCTAATGTGTTCATTTGAATTGTATGTGACCATCCACTTGTTTGTAGACTCATTACAGTCCTTAGCAAATTTGTTATGGTTGAATCCCTTATGCATATTTCCTTTCTTACCATAGAGAAAGTCTTTAATATTATAAGGAGGATCCATAAAGACAAAAGCATCACCACCTAATAGTTTTTCATATGAGAGATTTGTGATCTTCCATCCTTGCATCATTTCAGAATACATTGTTAGTTTGTATATACCATTCAAACTAAAGTTCTGGTTAGATGCTTGTCTTGAAAAGGATGAGTTCATTGTCAGACCTGAGAATGAACACTTGTTAATAATATAAAAGTATGCTGCTCTTAGTAAAGGATCATTACCTTTTGATTCTAAACCCTCCTTTGCTTCATCAAATAACTGTGATGCTTTGTCTGGAACTTCGTGTTCTTTTTTAAAGTCTGCAATAAGAGGTACCAATTCTAACTCATTATCTCTTAATTGTACATAGAAATTATAAAGAGGTTTATATAAATCATTGATCCATATTTGTGCTTTTGGATATTGTTTACAAACTTCTATTGCTACTGAACAACCACCTACAAATGGTTCTCTATACTCTTTAAAGTCTGGCATCTTACCAACCAGATATTTTGCTGCACGAGATTTACCACCAGGATATCTCAACGGTGTTTTCAAAGATTTCAATGACATAAAGATCAACCGTAACCTGGAGATGAAGTACGTTTAGAAGCAATATCGTGTGCTTCTTCACCTTGCACAAATCCATCTGTACTATCATCTTGAACTAATTTAACGTTCAACATATTTTGTCCGAAAGGACCTCCGTTGATAGCACCAGTAGGGAATGTATTAAAACTTATATTAGCACGCCAATCGTCACCTTGGTGAGGAATTGTAAAATGTAGTAACCAACTAGGAAAGATTATCAATGTACCTGGTGTGTGCTTAGGTGCAGGTAAAGCATTCTCATACTCAGATGAAATAATTTCTAGTTGGTTATGAGATCTTGCATACACAGGATCTTGAAACATAGTAGGATAACCTTCTTGTAAGACATAAGTACCACTCCAATATGATAATGGATGTCTATGTAACTGATGACAACCACCACTATGAGGAGGTGAGCATACACCCCACATTAAACTAATCTCAAAATCACCCCACATTTCAAACTTCTGTTCTACTTTAATCTCTCTTAAACAAGAGTGGATCCAATCAGTAAGTTCTTTAAACTCTGGAAGGATATGGAGATTACCTTTTGTAGTCTGTACAGTAAATGGTATGTTGAACTGTCCACGCTCAATAGGATTGAGTGCTGCAACTACAGGATCAACTAATTCTTTATTCTCAAAAGTATATACTTCAGTAGGAAAATACTGATGTACGTTCATAGTCTCCCTTATCTTGGGATCTGACTTATGATCACTTGCCATTTAAAAATTCTTCTTTGAGTTGTGATTTGATCTCATCAAGAGATTTACCTTCACCCATCTTATCATCAATGATCATATTTAAACCATTCTGTACCAAGTCCATAAAATTATCACCTAGGTTTTCTTTAGGATCTCCTTTCAGCTTATTATATTCTACTGCCATATCATAACAATCCATAGCATCTCGATCTTCTTTATCAAATGAAATTGTTCCACCCACACCCATCTCTAGAACATTAGCAAGGGGAGAGTCATCCCATTGGAATGTAATACCTTCTGGTGCTGTGTCTAATAGAACTCCTAGTCCTTCATTAATTAAACCAGGTGATTTCTGATTCTTATATGGTGCAACAGTACCTCGACATAAACACTTGTCAGGACCGATGAGTCCTTGTCCTCGTGTTCTAGGATCTGCTAGTTGATCTATAGATGCAACAATAAGTGAATCTTTATTGACATCGTGTATTACAAGGTAATCAAATTCATCACCAAGGTATACTTCCATACCACTCTTTCTTTTCTTTCTAAGATCTAAACTCTTCTGATGTCCTTCAAATCTTTTAACCTGTATCTTTTTAGATGTATAGGGTTTCATAAAATCCCATCCAACATCAATACCAGTATCAGGTTCACAAAGTTGATCACGTTCTAAACTAATGTACTCATAGAATTTCCACGCAAAGAAATATTCAGATGCACGACCTCGTATGCGGTGTGTAACTTTTTCTTTTTCTTTAGGGGTAATTCTTTCTTTTGTCATTTGAACTGGCACCTCATCATTAGTTCAGTGCAACAAGCGACGAGATTGACTTCTTGGTCAGCAACAAACGCTGCTTTATATTGATATTCACCAATAACAAGAACTGCTTCGGGGATTGATGCGGGTACTAAATATGTATACAAGTTGTCATATACTTTACGCATAATCTGAGTGGGTTCATTATCTAGATTTTGAACAACCCACTTTCTCATATTCGTAAACTCTTTCTTTTCAATATAACTCATCAAGTCATCTAGTTTGGTATCAGATATTGCTGCAAGAACCCCTGTATCGATCTTACCAATAGAACTATACCTCTGCAATTCATTTAGAGTTCTACGGAAGTCAGGGAAATACTTTTGTACAAGTGCTACCAATACTTTTGGTTCAGATGAAACCTTCTGCTCTTTGAGAATATCTTGTATCCTCTTGAAGAACTGAGCAGCAAGTTGTTGTTTCTCTTTACCAGTAATACTAAAGTCTACAACTGAACAACGTGAATGGAGTGGTTCAATAATCTTGTTCTTATAGTTACACGTAAATATAAACCTACAGTTGTTAGAAAACTCTTCGATGTTTGCACGAAGAAGTAACTGAACATCATTTGTAGTATTATCTGCTTCATCAATGATGATGACCTTAGAACCACCTGTTAAAGAAACAGTTGATGCAAAATTCTTTGCGTGATTTCTTACTGTATCTAGAAATCTACCTTCATCAGATCCATTGATTACATAATAGTCTGCACCTATCTCTTCACACAATGCTTTTGCTACTGTTGTCTTACCAATACCAGGAGGTCCGCTCAACAACAGATTAGGAATCTTACCTTGCTCTACAAATTTAGACAGCACTGATTTAATAGACTCAGGAAGAATACAATCCTCAATCTTTTTGGGTCTATATTGTTCACACCAGAGAAAATCAGTCATAAGGAGAAAGTACAAGATTGAAACTAAAAATAATTCTATCCTCTTTTGACCGATGTGGCAAGGATTGATGCATCAGTTGTGCAGGAAAGAATATCATATCACCTTCATTCATCGAAGGTGTAATCTCTTCTGGGAATCCAGTCCAAGGATCAGGAAACGGTGAGAAGAAATTTGTTGCTTTATGATCACTCCCTAGTTGTGCATAGAAGATAGCAGACCATCCGTAGATACTATGTGTATGTACTGGATGCATTTGACCTGCTGTATATTTCTGACACCAACTAGATGGAATGTCCATAGGTACAGGGAACTGATCGTATGTACCTTTTGTTGTAGGATAAAATCTACGGAACCAATTGATAGGTTCTTCTAATAATAAAAGTAAGTCATTATGATAGGGAGGTTGTAAACCTTCACCATAATACTTACAGTAGTCAGAATAAAATGGTTGATTAAATTCTGTGCAATCTGAATCAGTAAAGTCCACGAGTGATAAGAAATCTTTTTTTAGATTCTTCCACTCAGGGACTGATTTTTTAACGTAAGGTATCTGAAAGAAAGTACCTGACATCATTTTACATCTGGTTCAAGTGCGATATAGTATTCGATATTATTTGCTTCAGAAACAAAATGAGATACCTTATTCTTAGCAACAGAGACAGTGTAGTCACCTGGTAGAAGTTTAAGATTCTCAACCTTAAAACAATAACAAAAATCTTCAGTAAGGTTTTCGTTT